GCATTTCCGACATGGTAATAAGTCTGAAACGCTGTACTGGTTTGCAACATTACTGCCCGCATTCCTCATCCGCCCCTTCGGGGCACCTTCCCCCCGGGGGAAGGTATAAAGGAGGTGCAAACGATAATTTGAATCTGCTCGTTAAACCGGAATTTGAACGACAATGGAAAATTCTCAATTCTCCATTCTCAATTCTCCATTCTCAATTGCTCTGCGCCAGAACCTGGCGGATGTATGTATCCAGCGGCACACCGCCTACCGTCAGCGACGGCACTGCCACCGGCACGTGAAACTGAAAATCCGCCTCGCCCCAGTCAAATACCGGCTCACCCTTTTGCACCGTCAGCGTCCTGCTCACGGACATCAGCGCATCGGAAACCGTCACCTGCAGCTTGTGCGACCGGGTGTAATCCAAGTCCGTCAACGGCTCTTGTCCGGTGTAGCTGTGATCCTGCCCCGGCTCCAACCGATCATGCCGGACAGCCCCGTCATTGACGGCAAATTCATAGCTCAGCGAATTGTCCGTCTTGCCGAAATTGCCATTCCAGCAGCTCCCCTGCAGAGTCAGCCTTCCGTTGCCGGAGGTGGGATCCGTGCGTTGGGCAATGGCATTGTTGGTCAGCGGCACGTAGGGGATCATCGTCACCGGTACAGTCAGGGTGGTTTTGTAGCCCCGGCTGTCCGTTGCCGAAAAAGTCACGGCATCAAAAGCCGGCTGGGCAATGTCCAGCGCACCGTCAGAGACCTGCGCACCGCCGATGCGCAGATCCTCGATGGTCGCCCCGTTGCGCCCCTGGGCACGGATCTCACACCGGGCAATGGACTGATACCGCACCAGCGTGTTGGGATCTCCCGTCAGCGCCAGGGTTTTTTCGTTGCAGTCGTACACCGCACCCTCCAGCTCCGGGCTGCATTTTTCCGGGTCAGCGGTGACTGTGAAGGCAGCGGTGGTTTCCTCTCCCACCTGCCCGGCGCCATAATAGGTGCGGCAGGTCAGCCTGCAGACACCCGAAGGGGCATTGGGGATCTGTCCGTAAAAGCTTGTGGGCAGCTGGAAATTCACCGTAGTGGCAATGAATCTGGTCTCCTCCTCCACCACCTGCCCGGCGCTATTGATATATCCCTGCAGCGCCCCAAAGCTGTAGGCAACAGAGTGGGCAAAATGGCTGCTTTTCCGATCCACCACAATGGTCGCGCTGCTCTCTATGGCAGCATCCGCGCAGCTGATGCCCGATGCCCGGGCAATGGTGTCCAGCATCACCTCCTTGGAGATGGTGGTCTTGGTAAGGGTAGAGCCGCTGATCGCGCCGGTTGCGCCGATGGTGATGGTCGCCTGACCTTCGTCATCGTGGTACACCCGGACCGTGGCAGAAAGGGCAGTCGCCGCCGACCCATCGGTGATGGTCAGCTTTTTACTGCCGGAAACGCTCTGCTCACCGATGGTCAGCGCGCCCTCCCAGGTGCCCGCTGTAGTTTTGCTGTTGTCACGCTGATAGGTCAGCGTTGCGGTCACGTCGGAATAATTGCCGCTGACCGACTGCACTGCCGACCAGGTAATGGTCGGCTTGATCCGGGAATTGGATGTGGTTCCGCTGAATGTGCCCGTTATTGCCATGTTATCCTCCTAAGTAAAAGCAGGCGGTCCTGCCTGCGCCGTAATCCTCAAACCGGGCGTGCTCGCCCATCACCAGATAATTGCCCACCGTTACATCGTACGCAACCACGCCCTGTTGGTCCGCCTGGAGCAGTGTCTGGGCGCCGCGCCTGACGTACATGCCGTTTTCGTTCAGCAGGTTTTCCATTTGCTGACCGTCTCTTTGAATGTGCAGACCGTTGTCATCAAAGGTGTAGCCCATGGCGGTTTTCAGCTTGGCTGCGCCGTCCGTTTCCACCTTCTCCACCCGCAGCCGCACATTCTCTGCCGTCTGCTCCAGGGTGGTCATCCGGTCTGCCAGCACACTTCCCTTTTTGGTCTGCTGCTGCACCTGCCCCCGGATGGTATCCACACGCAGCTCCAGCCGGGCAAGGTCTTGTGCGCCCTGGCTGTTCTGCGCCATCAGACCATCCACATCGGTGCGCAGCTGCAGCACCTTTCCCTGCAGCTCCCATTTCTGATTGTTCACCGCAAAGCTGCTGTCCCGGCGCGCTGAACCGGTGCAGCGGATGGAAAGCCCCTTGGCGCTTTCCGTCAGCTCCATAATGTACACGACCTGTTGCGCCCCCGTCCGGTCATACAAGCGCAGCACCTGCCCCGGGGCAATGCCCGGTGTAAAGGGCAGCTCCAGGGTGCAGGGGGTGTAGCTGCTCCCCTGCAGCCGTTCCCACAGCGTCTGCGCCACCGGCAGCAGGCTCTGGGCATTTTTTGCAGCCAGCAGCGGATTACCGGTGATGGCAAGGGTGTTGCCCCCGGGCACATCCGGCCACACCGTGCCCACATCCTGGGCGCTTTGCCGCAGCTGGATCTTTTCAATGGGCGCTGTCTGATGATCCTCCAGTGCCAGACCGCCCTGGTAGTGATACTGCTGCAAAAGCCCTTCCTCCACCGTAAGGGTCACATTGCCCATGCCGTCGTCCGCAGCCTGCACATAGCTGCTGTCCAAAATCAGCGCACCGTCAGAAAAGGCAGGCGTCTGTGGCACAGTCAGCTCCAGCCCCTGGCTGCCATGGGCAAGGCGCACCGCCAGCTCCACCGGACCCACCTGCACCGGTGCGTCGGTGTACCAGGCAAGCTCCGGCTGCCCCGACTGCCCCATCCGGCAAAAGCACCCGGCAGCCTCCGCCACCCAGCCAAGCAGCTGCCGCCCGGTAACACCGTCTATAGAAAACTGCTCCACCATAAAATCCCCATTAGGGATCTCCAGGGTGGCAAGCTCCAGACCGCACTGGCTGCAGACCATCTCCCCAAAGCTTTGCAGGCTGTAAGGCCACTGCTCCAGCGACTGCAGCCAGCCGGTCAGCTCCTTGTCCAGCAGGATCAGCCGGTCATAGGCGGTGACCGTCAGAATATTGCCGTTGCGCTCCGGCTTCTGGGCAAGAAACACACCCCTTTTCAGACGATTTCCCGCCTCGTCCACCCTGTACAGCGTCAGCGCGTCGCCGGCACCGATCTGCAGCTGACCCATGTCCAGCAGTGTCAGCTGCGCCATGTCGGCGCACACCGCCCCGGGCTGCAGCTCCGTAGCGTTGCTGACGCTGCGGGTCACCTCCAGCGCCATCACCGCCGACCCCTCACTGCCGGAAAAAATCTCAGTCCCATCCTCCAGGACCACCAAATTCCGAACCATCCGTCCCCTCCTTTTAAAATCGAGGATTTAATGCATAATGCAGAATGCAGAATGCAGAATTATGGTATTTGCTTCGCAAATGTCCATCGTCCATTCTCCATTGTTTTCAGCATTCGATGATGCTGAAGGTCAAATTCCGGTAGCTGTCTGTTTTTGCGCTGTGCCAGACCACACCGTACTTGGAAATATATGCCTGGGTCACCGCCGGCTGGGTGCTGTCCTCCCTGCTGGGATGGGTGAACCGAAAACTGCCGCCTGTGGGCAGAATGGACATCATGTAGGCATACTCCTGCTTTGTCAGATGGCTGTAGGTAAACTCCCACACACCCACCTTCCTGCGCACCAGGATCCGATGCATAAACCCACTTTCATCTCGCCCGGACTGTGCCCCATCCAGATCCTCAAAGGACATCTGCACATCCGAATCCGGCGCCACCATGGGCACCCCATCGATCTGATAAAGCTCTGTTAAAACCATAAAAACCCCTTTTTTTAATACGTGCACAATGCCTATCTATTCGTTACTTCCCTAACCCGCTCGGTAACGTTACTACCCCCGTAAACCCAACTGTGCGGAAACTCGTAAGCATGCACAGTGCGTTTATTATCGTTACTTCCCTGTCCTGTTGCGGTGCCCGATATCTTCCTTGCCGGCAAGCGGCTGCGTCAGCTATCGACCGCTGCCAATCCCTCAGGTCGCTTGCTCTGCCACCGGCAGCGCTCCCATCGCTCCCCCGCTCGGTAACGCAACATCTTCAAATTCCGGTTTATCGAGCTGTTTGTTGCCTTATGCAGTTGGATAGATGCACGATCCAAAGCCTCCCTTGTGTAAAGGGAGGTGCCCGAAGGGCGGAGGGATTGTGCGGCAGGCAGTACGAATTCGCATTGATTTTCGGCGAATTCGTAACATTTCACTGCGCAATCCCTCAGTCAGCTACGCTGACAGCTCCCTTTACACAAGGGAGCCTTTGGTGCAAACGATAATTTGAAACAGCTCGATAAATTGGAAAAAGCATAATACAGAATGCAGAATTATGGTATTTGCTTCGCAAATGATTTAAAATCCGTCCCGCAGGGACACATTCATTTTGCATTATGCATTCTGCATTCTGCATTTTTTACAATAGTGTTCCGTGCATCACAGCCCGCTTTTCCCGGTAGCGCTCCACCGCCCGGTAAAGCTCCGCATCCCCGATGCGGATGCCCAGCACCGCCTCCAAAATCTGGCGCAGCACTGCCACCGTCGCCTGATGTCCGGCAAGATTGCTCTGCGCCAGCTCCTCCATGGTCAGAGCCACCGCCTCCTGAATGGTCGCAAGAGGGGCTTCCACGTTGGTGCCATGCTTCTGATCGCCCACCACCGCCAAAAACGGCTGATTGGCAGGCAGCACAGCACCCTTGGCAAGATAGGGGATCTGGGGGGCGGTCAGGGTCTTCAGCTGAAAACCGAAGGTTCTTCCGCCCAGCTCCGGCACCCAGTCCGGCACCTTCACCGACACCTTGTTCAGCACCCTGAACACACCGTTCAGCGCCCCGGTGATACCGGTGAGCAGACCGTTGAGCAGTCCGATGAGCACATTGACCACGCTTTTGCACACCTGGGTGATGCCCTTCCAGCCGGCAGACCAGTCACCCACCAGCAAGGCGCAAACCGCCGTGACCATCCCGGAGACCGCGCTTAAAATATGCCCCGCGATCTCAAAGACCGTGGTGCCGATGCTCTGGAAGGTAAGGGCAAAGCACTGGCGCAGGCTCTCCATCGCCGGCGCCGCCTTCTCCCACATGGCTGACACCGCCTCTCCCACGCTGCGCAGCAGATTTCCAAGGGCAGTACCGTCACCTTCCGCTGCGATGCGGGTATTGGCAAACACCCGGCGCAGCTGGTCAAACACCGTCAGTACCACATTGCCCACAAACTCCGTCACCGGCTGCATGTCCTGGAGCATCTGCAAAAAGCCCTGGGCAACATCGCCCAGCCCCACCTTCAGCAGCTTCAGCACGCCGGTGCCCAGATTCAGCAGCACCGGCGCCAGCTTTTCCGCTGTCCAGCCCAGAAAGGGCACCAGCACCTGCTGCCACAGCTGCTCCAGCACCGGACCTGCCACCGCGGCAAAGCTCTCCGCCTGCTCCCGCAGCCGCGCAAAGCCCCACCGCAGCGGCAGCAGGTCGATCTGCTGCAGCGGCGCAAACACCGCCTTCAGCTTGTCCACGATGGCCTGCACCTCCGGGGAAAGGGTGGTCTTCACCTCCACCGGCACCTGCCGGGTACTGACCGAACTGCCGGATGTGTCCTGCAGCCGGTTCAGCTGATCGAACCCGGCAACGGACCGCTTGGCGGCTTTTCCGGCGGACACCACGGTTTTTTCCACCTTGGTCTGTGCCACCTGCACCCCCAGCAGTCCGGCGATCACCTGCCCCAGGGACCTGACCAGCCGGGTCGCCCCCTGCACCGCACCGCTCAGAGCCGGTGTCAGTACCGCCGCCACCGGTGCAGCTGCCTGCGCCACAGCCGCCTTCAGCCGCCCAAAGCTGAGCCGCAGCACCAAAAGCTCCTTCTGCAGATCCTTCAGCTGCAAAACCGTCTGCTCCACCGGCTCCTCCACCGCCTCCGGCAGCTCCATCGCCAAATAATTATGTATTGCATGTTTCATAAACTCACCCCCCATAAGTGAAATTGAGAATTGAGAATGGAGAATTGTAAGAATGCATAATTCATAATGCATAATGCATAATTATGGTATTTGCTTCGCAAATGATTTAAAATCCGTCCCGTAGGGACACCTTCATTTTGCATTATGCATTCTGCATTTTGCATTTATCCAGCAAGCGGTTCAGCCGTTCTCTTTCCTTGGCATCCTCCGGGCTTTCCGGAGAACGCAGCTCCACCTGCTTTTTGTTCTCCCGGTAAAAATCCTTTTCCCAGCCCTCCAGCTTTTGCCCCCGGCGCAGCTTGTCCCGAATGGACACCACCGTGCTCAGCTGCCCCGGGGGCATGGCATGAAACCAGCTCAGGAAGGTCCACCAGTGCACCTGGGGCAGCGCCCGAACCTCACAGCCGGCAGCCGCATTGACCCCGGCAATGATGGCAGGCGCATCCTGCTGCCAGTCCAAAAGCTTGGCACCGGGCTGTCCCTCCGGCTGTCCGCACCGCAAAAATGCCGCCAGATACTCCATTGCCTCCTGCCGGTGCGCCGGGAGCACGGGGCGTTTATAAAACAGCCCCAATGCCACCCGCCACCGCAAGATCTCCGGCAAGGTCCCATCCTCCAGCGCCTGCAGGATCTGCAAAACCACCCGAAAATCCGTGTTCAGCCCATAGTCACAGCCCTGGATACGCACCTGGTGGGGAAGACTGTACAGCTCCATCACAGTGCGCGCTTTGCTTCCGCCAGCTTACTGTCCACCAGCCGCTGGGCGCCCTTTTCCAGCACATCCGCCAATGCGCCCAGCAAGCTCTGGGCGACGGTCTTACCGCTGGGGCACACCGCCATCAGACTGATACCGTTCAACGCCTTGTGGAAATCGTTGTCACCGCCAAAGACCTGGTTAAGCAGATCCTTTGCCTTTTTGTCCGCCTCCAGCATCAGCGCAAGCAGCGTCTCGGGATCAGCCTCCTTGCCCTTTTCCAGCAGCTCTGCCTCCACCTGCACCAGCTGCTCCTCCGCCTGAACGAATCGCCCATAAAGACCGGGATCCGCAGGATGAAACCGCAAAACACCGCCCCCAGGCACCGTATATTCCTCAACACCAAGTTCCATTTCCAGCTTTTCCATAATAATCTCCTTTCAAATTCCCATTTATCGAGCTGTTTCAAATATCGTTTGCACCAAAGGGGCAGATTGTCAACCAAGTGCAACACTTTCTTCTAAAATTTCAGCTGGGGTTTTCCAGCCAAGACACTTTCTAGGACGGTTGTTGATAAGATCTTCAACAAATTGAATATCTTCATCGGTAA